CTTTGGCTATTTCGGTTGACGCTGTTGAAACCACAGTTACCGGAATTACGCTACTTAATGCAGGCGATGAAAACACTGTTTATCTTGACGTTGCCAATACTACGCTTACGTCCCTGTCTCTGCCGGAGCCGCTTAATTCCATCGTCTTTAACTTTGACGGGACAGACGGGAGCACCAGCATTAGCAGCTCATCTGGCACTGCCGGCTCAGCCGTAGCCACTGTTTACGGCACCGCAGCACTAGATACATCAAACAAAAAGTTTGGCACGGCGTCGCTTTATCTTGACGGCCCTCAAACCGCTTCGGGTGACTGGATTACATATGACGTACCGACGGCTTTTGGGCTAGATGATTTTTGCATTGAGTTCTGGGTTTACACACCGGCTTCGGCCGAAGGCAGCGTTTACTCAACACTTTACAGTTTCGGCAATTTAGCCTCTGTAGACATTGACTACATCGACAATTATTATTTGCTGTACTTCCCCGGAGGCGCACCAGCGGCCATTATTTACAATGTTGCCTACGATCAGTGGCAGCATATAGCAGTCTACCGTATTAGCGGCACTTTCTATTTAGCCGTTGATGGAGTGGTGCAACCTGACGGAGGCGCAAATATTGACTTTGACGAGCTTGCCCACATAGTAGGCGACTTTTCGGGAGGAGGTTATGTAGTAACCACGACTTGGGTAGATGAAATCCGCGTAACCTATAACGATGCAGTTTATGGCACAACTACATTCAGCCCTCCCGCTGGGCCGTTCTAGGCAGCCCTTGGCAAGCTAGGTAATAACAGCCTATTAGATGGCAACCCTGCAGCTCTACAACCACACGGCGCAGCGTTTCGCATCTGGCGCCAACAGCTCAACGGACACCTACAAGGCCAAGCTGCTTTCGGCGGGAACCTTTGACGCTACAAACACAACCCTTGCGGCAACCGGCGGCACCGAGGTTGCTAACGGCAACGGGTACACCACTGGCGGTGCCACGTTGGCCAACGTCGCCGTAACCACGGTCACCACCAACGATGCCAAGTTTGACGCGGATGACGTGACGTGGGCAATCAGCGGCGGGACGGTTACCGCAGTGGCCGCCGTGCTCTACAACGACACCGACACCAACGACCCACCAGTTGCCTTCATTGACTTCGGAGGATCACGCTCTGTCAGCAGTGGCAACAACTTTGTGCTCAGCTGGAACGCCAACGGCATCTTTACCTGGACGGTGGCATAAACATGGCACTTACCACCACCATTAGCCAAAAAGAATTGGCCCGCGTTGCCAACCTGGCCTACGAAGGCGAAACGCTCAAGGTCATGCTTTGCTCAGTCGGCGCCAGCGGCGGCTACACAGCCGAGAGCACGGTTGCCAACTGGCAAAGCGTTGAGAAGAGCGGCAACGGCTATGTGCGCTTTAGCAGCGTGATTGCCACAGGCTCCTATGACGCCACGGATGCCCGCTACGAGATCCCGGCGTTGGACGCAGCGTTCACGGCGTCTGGCGCGGGTTACAGCTACGACCGCATCGTCTGCTACATCGACGGCGCTACCTACATCCACAGCCTGATCGTCGAGGACCCCAACATCACCCTGGCCGCCGGGCAGACACAGACGTACCGTATTCAGCTCGTCACCGACGATTAAGGCATGAGCACCCAGATCAACGTCACGGTTGGATCGGGTGGCTTACCTGAGAAAGCCAAACAACAGCAGCAAGCCGCTCGCCAGGCCCAACTAGAGAAAGAACGCCAACAGCGGATTGAGGCGCAGGGGCAACAACAGCGCAGCGCAGCTCTAGCCGCCGAAGGCAGAGCATCTGATGGATCGTTGCTGTACGGAATTGGCGCTCGGCAAGCCTTAACACAACCAAGGCCCGCTGCCTTCCGTTCTGGCGGCAAAGAAACGGTCACCATGAGCTGGATTGTTATCGGCTCAAATAACTGGTACGCAAATATATCTAGTGATTTTTCGGGCACAATCGTTAGAGCACTCGAATCAACATATACAGGAACAAACAATGGACGCAGCTTGCATATTAGCTCTACCGACGGCACATATTGGCACAGTATTGTAAACAGCTCTGATCTTAAAGCGCCGGCTGGATTTACCCCTGGCGAAAACACATCATTGCCGCCCAGCAATGAAACATATAGGCTTGACACAGGAATAAATGATGTAGTGTTTGATTTGTTTCCAGTCGGCAAAGGCGCTTTCGTTGCTACGTTTCGGTTTATACTGGCCTATCAAAAAGCTTGCTGGACGTTTTCGACACCGCCCGTTCCAAATTACGTTGTCAGCTTGAATCAGGCAACGCCGATAACAACTATATATAAAAGCTTTTTAGTCTCAAAAAGCTCTGTCAAAGAAATAACCACTCCGCAAACGGTAAAAGACTATTTTGACAATAAATTTCCTGGCCTTGTACAGACCTCTAAAACCTTGCGACGGTACACGGGCATTGGCACAGTTTTAGAGCAAAGAACATCACCTGACCCGGCATATACATTGCTGAATGATTGGGGCTCAGTTACTACGTTTAATTTTGTTCAAGGGGCGTGGAACCGTACTGGCCGAGGGCCTCGGCTTTGGTGGCTAAACGGTTGGTGGCAAAACGCTATGCCAACCGTAAGCGGATCTTTGTCATACAACAGCGGTTTAATGTTTGGAGCGCCGGCAGTGTATTCTCGCGCAACAAACGCCACCACAAACTGGCAGAATTATTTCGATTCAACAGATGCGACTGGAGTAATCACAAACAATTATAGCTCGTGGCTTTCTTGGTTTGTTGCTTCTTACGCGCAAGACCAGAGCAAAATAAAAAAACCATTGGCTTACTACATTGCTGATTATTCTAATTTGTATTTAAGCCCTATGGCGGTTCAGGTGCCGTTTTATCAAGCGCAAACAGCGATGCCAGTTGCGTATGATTGGTATCAAGGCGTTTCGCCTCGTGTGCCACCAACAGATGCTGCTTACTGGAAACCGTTTATAACGCTGTCGTTTGCAAATAATGCACAAACAATGCCAACAGTCGCCGGAGTGCAAACCAATGACAGCGGCAGTCCTGGGCCTGATCAATATTTCTGCGTCACAACCGATTGGGGCGAACCAAAATACTGCCAACAGCAAGCGTTAGCCCTAGGTTTTACCACTGCCGACCTCACGCCATGACCCTCACCCCACCCCCAGATCCACGCCGCTTGAGCCAGCAGCTCAAAATCCAGACGGCAGCCAACCGCTATGCCAAGTTGCTGCAAGACAGTGCGGCTAGAGTTATCGCAAAGATTGTCAACAGCTAATGCTGCCGTTCATCACTCCACCTGCTGCGACCACAACCCGCCGCGTTGGTAATTACCGCTGTGGTGTGCTGGAACTGGAAGTCAGGGGCGGCCTGACAGTGGGCGAGTCGGCCACCATTGCCGAACTACTGGCAGGCGAGCAAAGCAGCTTTGTGCGTGGCGCCCAGATTGCTGACGCCATTGCCAAGGAAGAATCACTGAGCCTGACCGAGGCGTTTCAGATCATCGAGAGCGCCATCAGTGGCCGCAGCTTGGAACCTGCTGCTGATGCCATCCGCATTAAACATGCCCAGCGCATTGAAGAGGTGGCGGTGGTCTATGCCAAGGCTGGCCAACGCAACATTGAGGCGACGGTGACCGGATTGATTCGCTCGCGTTGCAACCTGCCCGCGTGGTCGCTGGATGACACCCGCAGCCTTGACAAGGCGCTATTCGACGGCATCTGGCAGCTAGCCCAGGACGAGCAGGCTGCCGAAGCCATGCCGACTAACCCGCCCAGCGAGGACGACCTAAAAAAGCCGCAGCCGGTCACAGCCAAAAGGAAAGCACCGACTGGGGCGAAATCTTCTGGGAACTGAGCCATAGCTTCCCAGGAGCGTTTGACCGGCGCACGTTTGCCAATGAGTTGCGGCTGGTGGTGCTGACCGCATGGAAGCAACTGCAGCGCATTCGCCGTGAGCAGGCTGCCTTGGCTGAGCTGCCCATTGCGGCGTTGCAAGCGCTGACGGCCAACATCAACCGCGACCCCAAGAAGTCCAAAGCGTTTACGGCGATGGACTTTGCGATGTACCGCGAGCGCAACCGTGATGACGAGACGGGGTTGCCTGCTGATGTGGCTGCCGTGGCGCTGGCGCTAAGGCACGAGAATCAAGCGTCGCCAATCCTGCTGGCTGCGTGGCCGGCCATCCTCAAGGCGGCTGCAACAGAGGCCAAGGTTCCTGATGTGCGGGCCCTGCGCAGCGACGACGAGGCCGTGTGGGTGCTGTGCCCACGGTGGGAAGGCACCAACATCCGTGGCGGGCTGGTGGCCGTTTCAGCCTGCAAGCACGGCAGCATCAAGCTCAGGGACATCGACAGGCCCTTGGCCACCTATACGGTCAACGTGCCACGCCGGCCCTTGGCAGGCTGGCTAGAGGCAGGCTTGTTGCTGGTGACGGAAAGCTAAGGCTATGGAAGTCTTGGCGTTGCGCACTGCGCTGCAATCACTGCTGTCCTCAGCGCTGGGCACCTACACGCTGGGCAATGGCACGACAACGCCAGCGGTCCAGGTGCGAGCCGTTGGGGAGGCTAGGCCGTCAGGAGTGACGGTTACTGGCATGGAGCTTGTGATCGTCCGCGACCCCGAGCTGGATCCGATTCCGCAATACAAGAACCCCAACGCGTTCCGCCGCTGGATTGTGTACTTGGTGGACTGGGGCGGCAGCGCCGATCTCAAGGCTGCTGCGGCGTTGGTGTTGAACAGCTATCCCAGCACAACAATTGAAACGCTGAGCGTGCCGGAAGCGGTTGGGCCGCGCAATCAAATGCGGCTAGAAATTCAGACTACATAGACGGGAAACCTAGGTGGTAACGCATTGCTGTCGTGATTGAGGGCTTGGCTATCGCTGGCGTTGTCGCAGTTGTCGGCACACTTTGGAGGCTGAGCACTGAGCACGCCGGAATGCGAGTGGCCCTTGAAAAGGG